AACACGGAAGCCACCGCCTGCCCAATCGGCGCCAGCGGTGCCAGTGCCGTTTCGAGGCTGGTGATCGCCGGCTGTATCGCTGACCGGATGCCCCCGAACACACCACCGACGTATGCGGCAATCGGGTCCCAGTATTTGCGGATCACAAGTGCCAAGCCTGCGACCGCCGCACCAATGCCGGCCACGATCCAGGTGATCGGGTTGGCGAGCAAGGCGACCGTAGTGGCACCAATGGCCGGCAACATCGACCAGAAGGCGAGTGCCGCCGACTTGATCGGCGCGACCAGGCCAAGTGCACCGGTCTGCAGCCGCTGCCAGGCAATCGACAGACTGCCGGCACTCGCCCCAGTCGTGGCTGCCTGCACTTGCAGTAGCGCCAGACCAGCCCGGGCCGACTGAAACGCCACCTGGGCACCCAGGATCGGCCCCTTCACGAAGGTCCAGGCATAGCCCAGTGCGATGGTGGCCACCTTCAAGCCCAGCACGGCACCGACAGTGCCCACCACCACTTGAGTGACGACAGGAAAGCGTTCGGCGAGATTGGCCAGGCTGTCGATAGGCCCCATCAGCGCGCCCACCAGGCTGTTCAAGGCCGGCAGCAGTACATTGCCCACCGTGATCCCCAACCGACTCATCTGGTTCTTGAGGAGCTGCAGGTTGTTGGCGGTGGTGGCCGAGCGCGCTTCGTACTCCTTCTGCATCGACCCGGCGTAGGCGGTCTGATCGGCCACCAGGCCCACCGCCTTCTCGTAGGTCTCCATCGACCCCACCAGCTTGGCAATGTCGTCGGCATACTCCATGCCGAACAGGTCGGACAAGGTGCCCATGAGATCCGGGGCCTTCTTCACCTGCTGCAGGAAGGTGGTCAGCGCGCCTTGGGCGTCACGCTGGATCATCTTCTTCATGACCTCAGCGGACAACCCGATGTCCTGCAGCCCCTGCTGGAATTTCTCGTTTTGCTTGTCGGCGGTGGCCAACTTCATCAGCAAGGCATTGATGCCGGTAGCCGCCACCTCCGGGGGCGTCTTGAGCGCCAGGAAGGTGGCCCCGAGGGCATTGAGTTGCGCCCCGGACAGTCCAAACAGCTTCGCCGTCGATCCCGCCCGATTGGCAATGTTCAAAAGATCGGAAGCCTTGGCGTCCATGTTGTTGGACAGGTGGTTGATGGCGTCCCCGAGCTTCACCACCTCGTCCTGGGTGAGGCCGAAGATCGAGCGTAGGCCCGTCATCGCCGCACCTGCCTGTTGACCCGACAGGTCGAAGGCCACGCCCATCTTGGCGGCGTCCTCGGCAAAGCGCAGCAACTCCTCGCGGGCAATACCGGCCTGACCGGCCGCCGCGACAATGGCGCCGATACCGTCAGCGGCCATCGGGATGCGGGTCGACATCAAGAGCACATCTTTGGACATCTGCCCGAACTGATCCGGCGTGTCGAAGTTCACCACCTTCTTGACGTCGGCCATCACCGACTCGAACTGGACAGCTGGTTGCACCAGGCCATAGAGCGCGCCACCCAAGGCCACCGCATCCATCATCTGGGCGCGGTAGGCGCTGCGGTTCTCCAGATTCCTGGCCTGTGCCTGTTGGGCGCGGGTCAGGGCTTCGGTGCGGGATCGGAGTGTCTCCAGCTGGCTGCCAAGGCGCGCAGACTCGCTGCCCATGGCGCGGGTGTTCACCCCAGCCCGGGTCAAAGAGGTGCTCAGTTCATCCACCGCTGCCCGCTGGCGACGGTAGGCTTCCTCCGCCCGAGCCGCTGCTGCACGGGCACGCTCGAGTTCGCGGGCCTGCCTGGCACTGGGCTCCCCGCCCTGGTTGGCGATGTTCGCTTCCAGAACCGAGACCTTCTGCTGCGCGGCGCGCATGGCTAGTGCGGCATCCTTGGCCTGGGCGCGCAGGGTCTCCAGCTGCTTGATGCCGGACTGCTTGTTACCCAGTTCGGCCATCGTGGAGCCTAGCTGGTTCAGCTGGGCCTGGGCACCGCGCACGGCAGACCCGAGCGAGGCCGCCAGCGTGGCACCGATGCTGATCTGAACGGGATGCGCTGTGGCCATGGGCAAACCTCAGGAAGATGGCGTTGCAGACAAGCGCCGCGCCAATGACAAGGCCTCGACCAACTCACTCACCTCCAAGGCAAGCAACTCGGATCGAGGCCAGTGGGTGTAGAGGGCGAGTTCCACCACGAGGGCGGAGAGCTCACCCGGATTCACTGCAAAAAACCGCCCAGCACCTTCTGCAGTTGGGCGTAGTCCTTCATATCGAGCAGGTGGATCGCCGCTGGTGGCAGTTCAGCCAGATTGGCGATCAGCCGGATCTCGCGTTCGGCATCCGTCCCGGCCGACTTCTGCGCGGCCAGGTGGTCACCCACGGTGGGACGGCGCAGGGCAATATCGGCAATGGGGACGCCATCGTGCTCGATGGGAAAGTTGAGTTTGATGCGTTCAGCGGTGTTCATGGGTGGGCTCCTTGTTGTTCATCACGGCATTCATCACAAGCCAATCGCGGCACGAATGGCTTCCATCTGATCGGTACCGCCCACCTTTCGAACCAGGTTGATGGCATCGATCTCGATCAACTCTTCGTCGTCGATGGTCAGCTTGTAATAACTCGCCGCCACCGACACCTTGAGGGTGCTTTTGTCGCCAGGCTTCCAGGTGCCAGCATCGAGCTCTTTCCAGCCACCACGCAGATTGACGATGACGGGTTTCGCTTCCGAGCCCTGAGCCTGGATGGCACCCCGGATGGTGATTTGCGTCGCGGCGTTGTCGAGCAGGCCGAAGAGTTTGAAGACTTCCGGGTCGTGGTCGGCAATGGTCAGCTCGGCTTCGAGCTTCTCCATACCGAGGTCGATCTCGACCGGCAGATCCATGCCGCCGGCACGGTGCTCCTCGGTCTTCAAGGTGAGTTTGGGCAGTTGGATCTCGTCGATGCGTCCGGCGTAGCCGCGACCGTCGACAAAGAGGTTCATGTTCTTGAGAACCCGTGGCAGTTCGATGGCCATTACAGAATCTCCTCAAGGTAGTCATCGACCAGGTGCGAGCGGAAGATGATGTGCTCGGCCGGGTACGGCGGGGTGAAGTCGAAGTTGAAGTAGATCTTCCCGTCCTGGATGGACTGGGGCGAATTGAGGTCCGGGTCGGCCCAGCACTTGCCGCCGAGGATCGCGCCCTGGGCTTTGAGCTGCCGCAGGTAGGCATTCACGCCCTCGGTCACTTCCTCGACGTAGGTCTTGGTGATGTTGCGATCCACCGCCCAGAGGTGTGCTCTGAGCAACGACTCGTTGATCATGTCGGCGGTGCGCCGCACCGAAAGGAAGGCCCACTTGGGGTCCGAGGAACAGGTGCGGTTGCCCCACAGGCGGTAGCCATCCTCCTGGATGATGGTGGCCACCTCGTTCTCGTTGAGCAGGTTCGCCCGGGCATTGGGATCGCCGAGCGCGAAGTCCACCGGACGGTGGCTGCCGACGATGCCGTTGATGACATTGTTCGACGGCGACCACCAGAAACCCCGGTCGTTGTCGATCTTGGCAATCAGGCCGGCGACACGGGCCGAGGCGGGTTCGGTGACCACGGCGCCGTTCTTCATCACCTTGACGTGCGGATCGACCACGTAGATGCGCGGCGAGCCCCAGTCCTCGCGGTAATCGATGGCAGCAGCGTCGGTGGTGTTGGGGCCATCGGCGATGATCACCGCGCGCAGGCGTTCGGCAATGCCCAGCAGTTCCGCCACCACCGGGTTCGCCAGTTGGCGGAGGCTGTCGTCCGGGTCGGTGGGACGCTGATGCGTGAAACCGGGGGCGATCAGGATGCGTGGCGTGACCTTGGCCACTGACTGGGCCGCCAAGAGTGCCTGCAGGCCGAGGTACTGACCGGCCTCATCAACGCCACCGAGCACGTGGGTCTGTGTCTCGGCCTCGGTCGCCCCTTCGGCCACCCGGATCACGACCACCAGCGCACCGGCCTGATCGAAGATGCCGTCAATGGCCATCGGCAAGGTGCCGGTGGTACCCAGCTTGGCCGCCTCCAGGCGAGAGCCGGCAATCAGCACCGGGGTGTTCAGAGGAAAACTGTGCTCATCGGCATCCGGTGCGGTACCGACAAGCCCGATCACCGAAGATCGGACGGTGCGGATAGGACGAGGGCCGTTGTCGATTTCAACGACCTCGACCCCGTGAAGAAAGTGATCTGCCATGGGGACTCCAGAAGTAAAAAATCCGCCAGCGGCGGATCGGGTGAATGGGGGGTTGCAGTGCGGCAGGCTCAAGCGATGGGCTTGCCCTCATCGGGTTCGATGGCTTTCTCGCAATGATTCGGGTCGAGCCGATCCAGCAGCCGACAGAGCACACAGGCCCAGCGCTTGCCCTCGCGAGCAGCTTTCCCGGCGCGACTGGAGAGCGTCTCGTCCTCGTGCCCGCCGAAAGCGGCATTGGCCAGCTGGTCGTGGGCGACCGCCAGGGTCCAGGCGCGGCGACTGCCAGCCAGCGCTGCGGCCAGCATCCACAGGGACACAATCACCGCTGCGATCTGGCACAGCCCCCACAGCCCGAGCATTGACAGCCGGTGTTGGATTGCGGCCATCACTGCAGCACCTCCTGCACCCGGGCCTCGGTCAAGAGACCACTGGCGGCAAGCGCTTGCAGGCCGGCAATGGTTTGCGGGTCAGTGACATCGACGTTTTCGGCCAGTTTGAGTTTGTCGAGGAATACCTCAACCATGACCTCGGTCTTGGCAGCGGTGTAGACGGCGAGCAACTCCTCCATGGTGAAGCGGTTCATGAATGCGAGTCGGGTGATTGGTGTAGTAGGGGGCTGCCCCGAAGGGCTTGCATTCTCTGCTGCAGGCTCAGGCATGGCATAACTGCCGTCAGCCTGTTTGACCATCCCAGCTTGTACGCTGACAGCTGCTTTGGTCCATTTAAGGTCCGGATGAAACCGACCTTTGGGGTCGGTGTCGGTGGTCTCCACCACCAGGTCATTCTCGAGTCGAATCCAGTTGGGCATTTGTTTGTCTCTCCTTCATCACCATTCAATAGCCACGTAGCCGGGGCCGCCGCTACCACCGTTACCTCCGGTACCGCCGTAGTAGTTGCCATTACCGCCACCACCACCACCGTGGCCTCCATTGCCGCCCCTGGCGTTGTAACCACCACCTCCACCGCCTCCACCCAGGAAACCGCCTGCGCCGCCATGGGAGCTGCTATTTGAGGTGTAGCAATATCCGCCCGAGCCTCCGCCACCGGGACCGCCGTTGCCGCCCATCAAGGCGGTCGATTGACCCCAAACACCGGCAGCCCCTCCTCCGTTGCAGTTCAGTAGCCGTGGCGTGGCAAAGGAATAGGATTTCACCGTGAGCAGTCCCGCCGAGCCAGTCACTGCCGTATAGAACTTTGGCACCACACTGGCCGTACTGGAGAAATCGGCTAGATCGATACCGGCAGTCGAGTAGTGCGTCCCCCATAGGGGAGTCGCGAAGCTACCGTCGATAGCAGCTCCGCCATTACCGTAATTCAAGGTGGTGCTGGAATTGATCGAGGCCTGACCGGAATCGGTGCCGTGACCACCAGACCCGCCCGATCCACCGCCAGCACCCGAGATGGCGACATAGTTGGATGACGATTGCTGAGACCAATGAGTGGTGTTGCCACCTGGTCCGCCAATTCCACCACCCCCTGCGCCTGCGGCGGTGTAGTGGGATTGGAAGCCAACAGAACCGCCAGCGCCACCGTTACCCAGCCAAGACCCAGCGGCACCCCCACCGCCGCCACCGTGATTCTCCGCGCCCGATCCCCAGGAGCCGTAGCAACCACGACCACCGGTGCCACCAGTTCGGTTAAACAGTGTTCCTCCTGTGCCTGAGCCCCCAGCGCCACCACTGCTATAGCTGTTGCCGTGGCCATCTGCTCCTTGACCACCAGTGGCCGACAGCAGACCACCGACACTGGATGTCCCGCCGTTACCAGCCTTGGTGTTGTTGCTGCTCGATCCAGTGCCTCCAGCACCTACAGTGATGGCCAGCACCTGGCCCGGGGTGACGTCGTACTCGCCCATGGCAAAACCGCCACCCCCACCGCCGTTGCCGGCGTAGTAGGTGGTCTTAGAACAAGCACCGCCGCCACCCGCCCCGACCACAATGGCGCGGATACGCGAGACTCCGGCAGGTACTGTGAAAGCATGGCTGCCTGCCGAGGTGAATTCCTGATAGTTCTTGTATTGGCGTGGATCGACCGTGTCGGTACTCACACTGCGCAAAAATCGTCCCATTACGCCACCTCCTCGATGCCCCAGGCGTTGAAGGTCACGCTGGCCGCACTGGCCTGTACGACCACCTTCTGACCGGCAGCCAGAGACAGAGCGGTCCGCTCGAGCACCTCTGCGGCTGCCAGACTCACATCAAATTCGATGAATTCGCTCTCGGCCGGCGTACTTGACGCGGTGAGCGCTACACGCAGTTTGGCTGTAGCCGTTCCTTTGTTGCAGGCAGCGACATTGACCACCGCGCGGCGGCCAGTCGGCACTTCATAGAGGGTCGCCAGCGTGTTGGCGGCTGGCAGCGCCGTTCCCAGAATGGACATCGAGGAAGCTCCTTAGAGTTGGGCAAGGAAGAAGGTCTTGCGCC